CGCCCTTGCTCGGCCAGCACGCGCAAGCGCCCGATGGGCACATTCAGGCCATCGGCCAAGGCTTGGGCCAAGCGCGGGCTGGCCCCGACGATGGCGTTGAACTCCTTGCCGCGCAGACCGCCCGATGCCAACGCCTGCGAGAGTTTGGCGAGCGCCGATTGCGCCTCATCTGCCGAAGTGCCCGACAGGGCCAGCGCCTGTGAGATGCTCTCGGTCAGCGTCAGCGCGTCGCGCTGCTCGCCGCCCAGCATCCGCACGGCCTTCTGGAGTTTGCCGTACAACGTGGCGGTTTCCTGAATCGGCGCACCCATCCGCTGGGTGATGGCGAACAACTCCTTTTGCGCAACGGTGTATTCACGCTCTCCGGCGGTCACCAGTTTCAACTGCGCGGACATGGTGGCCCACGCATCGGCGATCTGGACGATCTCCTGCACCTTGCCCACGGCCCAGTTGATCGTCAGGAATGCCAGCAGTTGCGTCTTGGCCTGACTGATCTGATCGCCAAAGGCCGACATTCCGGCCTTGACCTCGGCCATCCCGGCAGCAGCCTTGTCGCCTGCGGTTTTGGCGGTGGACGCCAAGCTACCCAGACTGCGCTCGGCATCGGTGATGGCGCGCTTGAGTCCTTCGTCCGCACCTTCCAGCGCAACGAGAACGGAAATCCGGTTGGCCATGTCAATCTACCGCGCGAATCTGTTCTTCGATGGCCGCCGTCAGGCGCGGAATTCGGCCCGCGACAATCTTCTCGACATCGAGGCGCTTTTTCAAAGTCACGCGCGGCACCAATACAGCGATGGGGATGGCCGCGCCACGTTTGAGTTTTTTGATGCCTTCGGCCTTGCGATAACGGCGCTTGAAGCCGGACAGTGCGCGGTCGTGTTCGGCGATGTTTTCAGCCATCAGCACGATATTTCCTTTGGCGTTCTTGATGAAATACGCATTGCCGCCCCGCATCAGCGCATCGACTTGTTCCTTGAAGCGTTTGCGGCCCACGCGCCCGTGCAGCGGAATCAGCATCCGGCCCGCAATCTGCCCGCCGTGCTCGTGGATGCCCGACCACGGAATGCGTGAGCCGACGTAGAGCGCGGGCAGGCGCTCCTTGTCCTTGTCGAGTACCTTGGCGGTGAAGCCCTTGACGAAGGACTTTTTGACCACGGTCATCTGACCCGCGACATGGCCGCGCACGTCCTGTTTGAGATCGCTGGCCTCGCTGGAAATCCCCCGTGCCACTGCCTTCTTGACCTTCTCGCGGAACGCACCGCCCCAATCGCGCAGTTGCGCTTGCGCGGCCTTGCTATCGATGCGAACGGTGATGCGCATGGTCTTGGAGCCTGTCGAGGGTGTTGTCGAGATGGCGCGAGTCGCCGCGCGTGCCGATGGCGATCAGCGAGAGCAGCCGCGCATCGCGCGCGGCGTCCTCGCGTACCGTGGCGGTGGTGAAGCCGCGCAACTGCGCCAGCGTGTAGTCAAGGATGTCGGGCAGCCGGTGGCCGTGGGCGATCAGGTGCTGGACGGCATCGAACCAGCCGTGGCCCCTGTTGCTACTGCTACTGCGCTGGTTTGCGCGATCAGGCCGTTCAGGCGCGGCATCACCGTCCGGGTAAAAAAATCCGCGTTGACCTCGATCACCTTCGCGGCCAGCAGAATCGCTTCGTCGGCATCGAGTGCGTCGATCCACTCGCGCGGTTTGGCGGTGGCGATAGCAACCGCTGTCAGCAGGTCGTCGCCGCGTTCGCCAAACAATGCCAGCCAGTCGATGCGCTCACCGCCGATCTGTTGCATCACCGGCGTGATTGCCCGTAAAAAGGCGGGCATCTGCCCGACTTTGAGCGGTTTGACGGCAACGGTTTCACCGGCGAGCGTGATCTCCACGGCCTGCGGAACGAGTTTGTCCAGATCGTTCATAGCTGCACGATCCTTCCGAATTGACCCAGCACCGCATCAAAGGGCTTGGTGTTGTCAGCCAGCAGCGAACCCTCCAACTCGAACTTGTTGTAGTCGTCCGAGATGAAGGAGATTTCCTTCAACGGATCGAAGGCCGCGCGGTACAACTCGACCAGCACCTTGGCGTTGCCCTGCGCGGTGTTGATGCCTTCCAACCGCAGATACCGCTCCGGCACCGATTGCGTGAAAATGCCGATCTCTGTGGTGGTGCCGTAGGTGTAGGCGGCCTTGAATGGCGCGGTCAATCCCGTGGTGTCCAGAAACTGGACGGCACCGAAATCGGTGTCCGCCGTGTAGTGGGTGCCCAAGGTCAACGGCGTGGGTGTGCTGGACGAGTCGGTGACCACCAGCGCCGACACCTTGGGGTGAGCGAGAAAGTAGCGGTCGCCGATCACCGGCGTGTCGCCGCCAATGGGTTCTGCAGTGACCGAACCGCCGGTGCCGGTGATGTGGTTGCCGTAGAGGGCCAAGGCGAGGTTTTCTTTGGTGAACTCCTCGATGGTGAGATTCACGGTGGCCGATTTCTGCTTGACCATGCGGTGATCGAGCGACCGCTGGCCGGTCTGGCTTTCGTAATGCTCCAGCACGTCAGTCTTGAGCGAGAGCTTCAACTCGGCGACGTTGCCGGGCGAGCGCACTTCGATGGGTAGGCCCGCGTCATCGCGTTTGCCGAGATAGACGCGGCCCTGGAAACTGGCATAGGTACTCATGGTTTGGATTCCTTGCGGGTAGTGGTTTTGGATTCGGGCGGCTGTTTGCCGTCACCTTCCGGTGGCAGCAGGGAGGAAACAGGCTCGCGGTCGTGGCGCGCGATGCCGTTGGCGATGAGCCAGTCGGCGGTATTGCGTTCCACATCGAGCCGTTCGCCTGCGGTGAGGGGTTTGCCCGCGTGGGTGTGCGGGCGGGTCAGAACGATGGAAGTCATGGATGTCATCCGAGGGTTGAAAGGTCTTGGGCCAGCGTGCGGTAGGTGATGGCGTAGCGCGCCGGGATCGAAGCGGCGACCGCATCGGCGTCTTCCACCTCCCATTCGCAGTCCTGCTCGTGGATGCCCAGTGCCAAGCCGCCCAAGTTCACGTCCGCCATCAGCGCGGCATGGGCTGCGGTCAGCAGCCGGTCGGCTTCGGTTTCGGGAACATCGGGCGGCACGGCGCGGGCCAGCGCGACGAGGCGCAGGGTCAGCACGCGCGTCACACGGTCATTGGCGCGCTCGGTGATGGCGTCGGACTCGGGGAATACCACCAGCGCCGGAGACTGCTCCCGGCTGATAGCCACCGTGGGCGAGCGATGCAGCGTGGCTCCGAGCGAATCCGCTGATGCGCGCACAGCGTCGAGCACCGCGAGCACGATGCGCTCGCGGATCGAATGGACAGTCATCGGATCAAATCCTCGCAAGTCGGACGCGCATCTCCGAGCCATCGCCAATGGCCCGGACATCGCGCACCTGATAGCGCAGGCGTTTGATCTCCACCGTGTCACGCACAGCCAGCCCCACGAACATCGATGCCGGATAGGTGATCGCGTAGTCGGTGTTGAGAGCCATGCCGTCGAGCACGGTGTCATCCGGTGCAGTGAATCCGACCCGATGGGACTTCGGTTTCGCGCCACTGGCCGGGAACCAACGGCAACTCACCGTGAAGCCCGCCTGGGTAGCGGACTGGTACAACCGCTCGATCAGCGCCATCACGCCACCGTCAGCTTGACCAGCACGCCGGGACGGTGGCACATCGGCAGCGGGTTGGACTGCGTATGCAGATCGGTGCCCCGCTCGAACTTGCGCGGCTCCTGCTTCGCGTACAGCGGCTGGCCCAGCGTGTTGACCGTCTCGTTGAAGTCGGCGGGCGCGAAGTAGGTGCCGAAGGTGTCGATGGTGCCCAGCGGAAAGGCGTGCGCCTCGCCCGCCGCGATGAAACGGCGCGCGGTGCCTTTGGCATCGGTCGCCTGTCCCCGGTATTCTTCGAAGGTGATACCGCCGTAGGTGAAACCGCGCCGGATATCGTTGATGAGGATCGCGCCGTTCTGCCAGTTCTCGAAGGCTTTTTCGACCTTGGCGTGGCCGGTGAGCGCGGTGAAGAACTCCGGCGAACACAGACAGTGGACGCCGTTCATGAACTCGCCCTTGAGGTTGTCCTCGATGGTTGCCAGCACCGTCATGCACTTGGCCTTGACGTTGGTGCCTGCCGCGCCCAACTCGAACGACACCGCCTGCGGCGTGATCTCGAAGGCATCGAACAGGTCGTAGATCTCCGAACCATCGGCATCGAGAATCACGCCCTTGAGCGCCCCGATGCGCAAATGCTCCAGCGTGATCGCGTGCTTGTTGCGCATCGTCTCCAGATGCTGCGCGACGACCGCCGCCACGGACTCGGTTTCGGTTTCCGAACCGAAGGCGCGGATGCCTTGCACTTCCTCCGGCAACACCACGTCATCGTGCGGGATATGCGGCACGACGAAGGAGCGCAATTTGCGCTTGCTGCGAATGCCCACGGTACCGGGCGATCCGGGCGGCAATGTGGGCAGCAGGTTGAGCACGCCATTCATCTCCTCGACCACGATCTGGCGCTGGCGCACGGGCTTGGCGGGCATCAGGTTCAATGCTTCCAGCCGCCCATAGCGGTTGGGCAGGATATTGATGGCGGCGGTCAGCGCGGCCATTGAGAAGGCGGGATTGGCAAACGGGTTGTTCATGGTCAGGCTCCTTCACGGACGATCACGCCCAGCGCCTTCAGTTGCGCAATGGCGGTGAGTCGTTCGGCGCTGGTGATGGCATCGGGCCACGCCAGCGCGTGGTCGGCGACGATGGCGTGGCGAGAAACGATCAGGCCGTCATCACGCTCGGCCTGCGCGGCATCGATGGCTTGCAGCAGCACGCCAGCGGCGACCTGCGTGCCATCGGTGGCGGACGGGTCGATCCGTTTGAATCTGCCGGTGGCCGTGACGGTACCGACGACCGTGCCCAGCGGCAGGTTCTGGCCGGAGGCGACCGTGACGCGGTCGCGCGAGTAGAGATTGGGCGCTTCGTACTTGAGCAGATCACCCAGATTCAGCGGTTCAGCGATGGCGGACATTTCAGATTTCCTTTCGGTGAGATTGCGCGGCGAGGTTCTTGGCCGCGTCGATCAGTGGATTGCTGGTCGCAGGGCGTGCGGCATCGGGGGCGATGCGGCTGGTGATTTCGGGACTGGCTTCGGCCTGCGCCGCCAGCAAACGGGTGCGCACCGTGGCGGGTGCGGTGTGGGTTTCGAGAAATCCCGCGATCAGATCGGCGCGACCGGCGAGCGTGCAGGTTTGCGCGATCTCGATGGCATCGGCCACGTTCATTGCGCTGGGGACGACCGCGATGGATGGTTGAGGCGGACTGGCGGCAGGATCGGCAATGGGCCGGTCAGGTGCCACAGGGTT